GTCGTTCCGAGTGCCGGGGACAAAACCCCTGCTCTTTGGAGGAATCAATCCGTCGGGTCAGCTGCTGCCCATCAGCCTGCGTTGAGCCTTATGTCCCGTAACAACGGGACCGGCACTGCGCGGCGTTTGGACGGTTCGCTGGTCTACCCGACGACCTCCACCGGAACGGATGGCAAGGTGACCGTGTCTGACAAGGCCATCATCAGTATCAGTGGTGTCATCCCGCAAGGGATGCCCACTGCTGACGTGAATGAGGCAGTGGCGCAAGCCATGAACCTCTTCGCGACGGCACTGGTGAAGGACTCCTTCAAGACCGGTTACGCTCCTACCTAACAACATAGGAGTTTTGCCATGCCCTACTCACTTCCACGTGATGTGGAGAGAGTGGTCCAAGCTATGTGCGAGGACCTCGCCACTCCGGTATCCCTCGGCGTTTATTTGCGCCTGAAATACCGTTGTTGGGACGATCTCGCGTCTATGCGAGTCGACCCGAAGCACTACAACCATCCGGAGCATTATTGGGCTGACGCCCAATGTGTTTCGATCCTTCGTAAATGCGAGGACCTACCAACGACCTTTGACCGCAAGGCTAAAGCGTTGGAAAACTTCTGGCACGCGGAGAGGGAGTGCTTCCGAACCAACCAACGGCTTCGTGCTTTCTCCTACGGTAAGGCTTATGCCCCCGAGGAGGAAGGGATCTACAGCTTCCTGCTGTCGGTCCGAAAACACGTTGCCAGTGTGCTGGGGCCCTGTCCAGATCTTCTGGACGGGCGCTTCGGCCCAGGTTCGACCTATGGCGATAGGGGACAGTTAATTACCTTCCCCGATAAGATGTCTTCCTGTCCCACTTTGACGAGAGACGCCGTCTGGTTCATATTCCCATGGACCGGTACAGCGTGGGCGAAGGCCTGCGCAGGTGCCTCTAGAGATCCGGAGTTTGTCCCAGGGAATCGCTTCACAACGGTTCCCAAGGATTGTACGAAGGACCGCGGCATTGCCGTGGAACCGAGTATTAACCTCTTTTATCAACTCGCCTATGGAGGCGTGATGAAAGGTCGGTTACTCCGTGCAGGTATTAATCTGCAGCGCGGTAAGGAAATTCACATGCAGGTCGCATGTGAGGCCTCCATCAGAGGCCACTTTGCCACGATAGATCTCTCCAATGCTAGCGATACCGTCTGTACGAGCCTCGTCGAGTTCGTACTCCCACCTAGGTGGCACGACGCCTTATCAGCGTTACGTAGCCCCAAAACCCTCGTCGAAGGACGATGGGTTCTACTGGAGAAATTCAGTTCGATGGGTAACGGTTACACTTTTGAGCTTGAGACGGTCATCTTTCTCGCCATTTGCATGGCGGTGATGGAATGCACTGGCATTCATCCCAAACCGGGAGAAAATGTCTATGTGTTCGGGGACGATATTATCGTTCCAACCGAATCTGCGAAAAGTGTCATTTCCGCATTGCGATTCCTCGGTTTTACGCCAAATGGGAACAAATCGTTTCTTGATGGTCCTTTCCGGGAAAGTTGTGGCGGGGACTACTTCTTGGGCATGGACGTTCGTCCATACTTTTTGAAGGAATACCCACGTGAACCGCAGCAATTCATCGCAATGGCTAACGGCATTAGGAGACTGGCTGCTGAAGACAGTCTCTATGATGCTCGTCATTGGCTTCTGCGTCGTGCTTGGTTTTGCGTTTTGGACGCATTACCAAGTCATATCCGCAGGCTCCGAGGCCCTAGGGATCTCGGAGATCTCGTCATCGAAGATGAGCGAGACCAATGGCAAACACGTTGGCGTCACGGAATCCGGTATATTAGGTGCTATAGGCCGGCTACTTACAAAGTAGTCGGCTGGCAGCACTTCAGTGCACCGGTCGTGCTAGCAACCGCCTTATACACCGCGGGAGATGCGACCTCTTCAATGAGGTACGCGCCCGTTGGTGGTCCAA